AAGCGACATACCCGCTATAAAGCGCCATCTTGAGCAGTATTACAGCAGATTGGATCGTGTGGCACCGTGGAATCAAAAAGCTGGCCGTACTCTTAGCCAGCACAATGAACAGTTAATTAGGCAAGCAATTGCCGCATTACAGGCACTCCTGGAGCAGGTAGAGCCGCTAGATACCGGCACTCCAGAACCTGAACAGGAGCCGCAGGAAAAAGCGCTACAGGCAATTGCAGCTGAACTCAAAGAATTAATAAACAAAATTTAGAAAAGGAGGAAAGATTTATTATGAATGAAATTGAAGAATTAAATCGATTAGTTAATGAATTACGAGTGAAATTGGAAGAAAAGGGCCGTAGCGAAGCAGAACTAAAGGAAATTCAGGAAAAACTGAACACACGGATNGATGAACTTGAAGCACGTATCATGCNGCCGCAGCTTGGAGAAACTGTTAATACACAGCCAGAAACAACCAAAGCATTTGTTCATTTTATTCGTGAAGGGAAAGCTGGCCTCACGCCTGAGGAACGTAAAGCATTGGTCGAGAATCAAAATGGCCAGATACTTGTACCAGAAGAGGTAGAAGCTGAACTGTACAGGCAGTTGCCTATGTTTACAGTTATGCGGCAGCTTGCGACAGTAAAGCAAACGCGCAGTGATCGTGTAAGANGAAGAAGCATTAATGAAGCTGTAGTAAATTGGGGTAAACTGGAAACAAGCACAGGCAGTACCATACCGCAGGATAACTTCTCAGCAGGTGAAACTTACATTTATATCGAGGATCTATACGGTCTAGCTCTCATTGGCGAGGATGAACTCATGGATACTGATTTGAACTTACAAAGCTTCATAATTGATAGCTTCGCACGTGCAATTGCTGAAAAAGAGGAAGAAGGATTTATTCTTGGTCGAGGGCATAATGCAGGAGAACCAGAAGGTGTAATACCTAACATCACCGCTATTGAAACAGCAACAGCTAGTGTATTAGCTGCTGACGATTTACTTAAACTTATTTATGCAGTACCAGCACAATATCGCATAAATGGAACCTTATTAGTAAATAGCCAAACAGAATATGCAATGCGGATAATGAAAGATACAGTACATGGTCAGTATTTGTGGCAACCAGCGCTTGCAGCAGGAACACCAGCAACATTCGCAGGTTATCCTATCAGAAATTGTGAATTTATACCAAATATTGCTGACAACAATATAGTAGCTGTGTTTGGTGATTTTCGCAGTGGATACACAATCTACGATAGGCTTGGAGCTACTCTACAGCGCTTAGATGAACTCTATAGTGTACAAGGTATGGTAGGATTTAAGATTCATTCACGTGTAGGCGGCGCAGTTGTACGTTCTGATGCACTGCGTGGTTTAAAGATTAAAGCTGCTGCTGCTGGCGGTGGCAGTTAGATATGCAGATAAGAGCTAAAGTAGGAATAATTAGTGCATTTGGTATATACAACGCAGGCGATATAGTGGAATTACCAGATGATATAGCATATGCATGGATAAAAGATGGATTAGCCGAAAAGGTATCTTCTGTACCGCGGCCAAAGGAGCGCAAAGATGCTAAGAAGGATACAGGATCCGCAAACTGAACCTGTATCTGTAGAAGAGCTGGCCGCATATCTTAGGCTAGATCCGGAAGCGCAGGGTGAGGAGCAGAACCTCCTTGCCCTGCTTCTCACCGCAGCTAGGGAATTTGTTGAGGAATACACATGCAGGAGCTTAATCACACAGAAGTGGCAATACTACGTACAAAATGCATATGGTGTGCATTTAAGAGATCTACCTAGACCACCTGTGCAAACAGTAGAAGAGAGAACAGCAGATTACATAGTATATACTGCTGGATATGGAGATGTGCCTGAAAGTGTGCCTGCACCTATACGGAATGCAATTATGCAATATGCAGCATTTTTGTACGAGAACCGCGGCGATCTGAACGCAGAACCACCACAGGCAGTGCTTCAGCTACTTAGGCCATACTAGTGAGAAACTATGAAGAAAACAAGTATTGGCCAAATGAAACATTTGATAACTATTCTTAAGCAAGAACGTATAAGTGATGGCCAAGGTGGCTATATGGAAACGTGGCAGAATGCAGGTACAGTGTGGGCTAGTATTGAACCAGTTAGTGGTAGGGAATATTACGAAGCGATGCAGTTAACAAATGATATTACACACAAGGTACGCATGCGATATGTAAATATATCGCCACATAATAGGATAAAGTATAACAATAGGATATTTGAGATAATAGCTGTAATAGATATAAATATGGAACATAAGGAACTTGAGGTGTTATGCCGTGAGCAAGCTTAAGATTGAAATAAAAGGTATTGATAAGGTGATTAAAAACATAGACAAATACAACGATGAAATACAAAACAAGATAAAGCAGGTGCTTGCTGATGGTGGAATGAAAATACAAACAGAAGCACAGAGCCGCGCGCCAGTAAGAACCGGAACCTTGCGTGCTAGCATAGAATATAAACCAGAAGGAATGCAGGTACAAGTTGTGGCCACTGCGGATTATGCTGCATTCGTGGAGTTTGGCACACGAAATCAAGAAGCGCAGCCATTTTTAACCCCGGCATTTGAACTTGTAGCGCCGCGGATTGAACGCGACATACAAGAGGCGCTGAAAGATGCTGAATGAGCTACAACAAGCAATATTTGAAAAAATACAAACTCTAGGCTATAAAGTATACGATGCAGTGCCGGAACATACAGAGTACCCATATGTGGTAGTTGGTGATGATTTCGCGATGGATTGGAGCACCAAAACCTTTCCTGGTTGGAATGTGCTTGTAACAATACATATATGGAGTAATTATTCAGGGTGGAAGGAAACGAAACGCATAATGGAAGATATAGAACAAATACTGTGTATTCAGGAATTTACGTTAAAAAAACACGCAGTTGCAGTATTAATACCTGATAGTATGCAAGTGTTGCGCGACCCAAGTGGCTTGCGCCATGGTATTTTACGTTTAAGAGTAAAAATATTATAAAAACTGAAAAGGAGGAGATATTATGGCAACAGAAGTAATAAAAGGTATAAACTTCCTGCTATATGTGGGTGATCAACCAGTGGCAGGGCAAAGAAATGCTAATTTGAGCGTAAGCGCCGACAACATAGATGTTACAAACAAGTTGGGCGATGGTTGGGCGGAAAACATCGCTTCCTTTAGAAGCTGGAGCATTGATGCTGATGGCCTTGTAGTGCCTTCAGATGAAGCGTATGAGGCCCTTGAAAGCGCGGCCATGAACGGCACTCAGGTAACAGTAAAGCTTAGCACGGGCACGAACGGGCGCACTTATACAGGCACGGGGTATATCACGGATTGGAGTATCGGAATGCCCTACGATGATGCAACTACATATTCTTGCACTATCACTGGAACTGGTCCACTAACGAAAACAGGAGTTTAAAGTATGGTATTTGAAGCAAACGGGCAACTGTATGAATTGAAGTATAACATCCGTGCCCTTCGCACGATTGAAGATGTATTTCAGTGCCCGCTTCCCGAATTACAAAACAAGTTTGAAAAGGGCATCGGTATCAACGATTTAGTGAAGTTTTTCCAGATTGGCTTAATGCATTCTAATCCCAGCATTACAGTGGAACAGGTGGACACCATTATAGACAACATCGGAATAGAAAAGGCCGCCGAATTATTTGCCGCCGCGTTTCAGGAAGCATTTCAAAAAAAAGTGTAAACAATGATACAACGAATGTGCGGGGTATAGATTGGGAGGAACTATTGACGCAGTGCGTGCGTGCAGGCCTAGGCCTTGAACAGGTAATGAACTATACCCCGCACGAAATTGAAGTTGTATTAAATGGTATTACTTTAAGAAAACAAGACGAGCTTTATATAAAGGCATGGGAACTTGCTAATATTATTAACTACACAGGCCGGACAAAGAAATTAATAAAGCCAGAGGATCTGGTGCGTGTTAAACAAGAAAGAACAAAACAACAGTTAGATATACAGGCCGAATGGGAACGCATATTAAACACAATGGAGGTGCAATAAGTGGCAGATGCAGGAGAACTAGTAGTACGTGTTAGCGCTGATACAAAAGATCTTGAAAGCGCACTTAAAAGCGCACAGAAAACAATTGACAAGGTTGGAAGTTCCTTTCAGAAGGTGGGTTCACAGTTAACAAAAGGCCTAACTGTACCAATAGCGGCCGCTGGCACCGCCATTATGGGTGTATGGCAGAATATAGATTCTGCCGAGGATAACATAATAGCCAAAACAGGCGCAGTTGGAGATGCAGCAAAGGAATTAAAAGGTACATTTAAGAATGTGTTTGGTAGCATGCCTACAGATGCACAAACCGCAAGTGATGCTGTAGCTGAACTTAATACGCAATTTGGCCTGATGGGGAAACAGCTAGAAGATGCAAGCAAATATTTGATAATGTTCAGTTCCATCACAGGTGCGAATGTAACTGAAGCAGCACAGCAAGCAGAAAAAGCAATGCGCATGTTTGGCATTTCAGCTGAATACCTTCCCGACGTGCTTGATGCTGTGGCAGCGGCTGGACAAAGAACGGGCATTTCCACTAACGAATTAATGCAGGCTGTAATTAACCTTGCACCACAACTTAAGAAATTGGGGTTCAACCTTGCTAGTTCAATACAATTTATTAGCGAAACAGAAAAAGCGGGTATAGATGCAAGCAAAGCAGTAACTTATTTAGGCCGCGCGCTTGCAACTGGTGCTAAAAAGGGTAAAAGCACAAGTGCGATGTTAGATGAAATGGCTAAGAAATTCGCTGCTGCCAAAACAGAAACCCAGCAAACCGCACTAGCGATGGAATATTTCGGGGCCAAGGGCGCATATACACTTATTGCAGCAGTTCAACAAGGGCANATAAGCTTTATGGAACTTGCGGAAGCTGCTAAAAACACGCAGAACCCATTAGCTGGGTTAGCTGAAACTACGGGCACGGTAGCAAAAACATACGAAGAAACGCTGGACCCGATAGATAAATTAAAAATGAAAATGAATGAACTTGCTATGAAAGTGGCACCATTAGGCGTAACGCTTCAGGAAACCATTGAACCAGCACTAACAAATATCATAGATGCTGTAGGAAAGTTTCTTGAATGGCTGAATAAGCTTGACCCGACAACAAAAAATATGATAGTTCAATTAAGTGTGGCACTTGCTGTGCTTGGGCCAATATTAAATATAATTGGTGGTATTATAAAAACAATAGCTACGGCAATTGGCTGGATAGGCAAAATAGCTAGTGTTTTAAGTAGCCTATGGGGCATTATATCTGGTGTGGCGAGTGCTATTGCGGGTGTAATAGGCTGGCCTGCACTTGTAGCGGCGGCCATAGCGGCTGGCGTGGTATTGGTGGTGAAATACTGGAAGCAAATTTCAACGTTTTTTAGTACAGCCTATAAATGGATAGTAGATACATTTACAAGCTTATGGAATACAATTAAAGGGCCATTAGAAAACCTTTGGAACAGCGTTAAAAATTGGCTACAACCCGTATTTGATGTATTTGTGAACGTTTTCACGGGTATTAAGGATGCGGTGGCAAACATTTGGAATGGCCTAATAGATATTCTAAAAACGCCGCTGAACTGGATAATTGGTGCAGTAAACACCGTAATTAGCGGCCTGAATAAAATACATTTCAGCATTCCTAAGTGGGTACCAGGCCTTGGTGGAAAAAGCTTTGGTATAAATATACCAACTATACCACAACTTGCATCAGGTGGTATTGTAACGAAACCTACATTGGCATTAATAGGTGAAGCGGGCCCTGAAGCAGTTATACCACTGAATAACCAGGGCATTGGTGGGTATATTATTATTAAGCAGATGATAGTAAGAGAAGAAGCTGACATAGATAAAATTTCTCAACAGCTTGCAAGTAAAGTAATGCAAGCCCAGAAATATAGGGGGATAAGATGAATTTTACATTTAATGGTATATCATCTTCAACATATGGTGTAAATGTTACAGATATCCGCATCTTCAGCCCTGAAGTTCGCGATGAATATGAATATATACCTGGCAAAGATGGAAGTTATATATTTAATGCCGCATATGGTGATAGGCGCGTGGAAGTAGAATGTTATATTGCGCAGCCAACTGTAACTGAAACATTAACTAAGGAAAGGGAAATAACAGGCTGGTTGTTACGCCCGCAAACACGTGCCAGGTTAAGCTTTGAAATTGACGAAAATGTATATTTTTTGGCTAAGGTTGATGAACAAATTGAATTTTCGCACCAGTTAAATGTAAGCTTTTTTACAATTTCCTTTAATTGCGAACCATTTATTTATTCTACCCAGGAATATGTAAAAAGCGTTCAATTATCATCTGGTAGTACATCTTATATTCAGGTAGAAGGAACAGCTTATAATTATCCTATTATTGAAATATCGCCAGTATCTAGTAATATTGCTGGCGGGCAATTACAAGTACGTGGTATTAAGCTTAATGTAAATTTGCCAATTAATGCTGGTGAAACCTTATTGCTTGATACAGCCAAGCTTACTGCAACTAAAAATGGCACAAGTGTTCTGGCAAATATCTCAGGTACATTTATGCCGCTATGGGCTGGTAGTAATAGCGTATATTGGTTAGCTGATAATGGTGCAGCTGCCAATATCACATTTCGTTATCATGCAAGGTGGTTATAATGGAAATACCGAAATTATATAACTATTACGAAATATTAGAAGCGTATCTTGAAAATGCAACAAATATAGTACAAGAACAAGAACTACAAGGTATATCTACACTGGAATTCAGCCTACCGCTTAATGATAGCAAAGCTGCAAATATAGTAGTAGATAAGGAAATAGTATGGGGTGGCCGAAGATATTATATTACGCAAATTGAAGATGAACGCGAAGGAACACAAGCATGGAAGCGTGTACATTGTGATGAAATATGGCTAATAGAACTGGGCAAGCGCTTATATACACAAGATATTAATTGGGAAGGTGTAAGTGTTTATTACGGCCTAAATACGCTTTTAAGCGGCACTAATTGGATAATAGGCCAAATTGAAGGTGATATGAATAAAATACACTGGATGAAGGATAGCAAAAATAATATCCTATATCTGATGCGTGAATGGGCCAATATTTGTGGATATGAAATTGAATTTGATAGTATGAACCGCCGCGTATTTTTCCGTACACGCATTGGCCGTGATAATGGCACAGTATTTCGTTACAAGAAAAATTTGCGCAACGTAAAGCGAACGGTACAACCACCTGAAGCAACTGTACTATATATGTATGGCAAAGCGGGCCTAGCACTGAACCAAGTTAACCATTCCCTTCAACAATACATTGAAAATTACAGCTATTATCTTGACCAAGGTTTCACGTTGGAACAAGCACGCGCATTATTTAAGCGCGAAGTAGTTATTGTAGATGAAAGCATTACTAGCCTGAATGACCTGTACGATAAAGCATGGGCCACGTTATATCAGCTTTCAGCCCCTAAATACATTTATGAATGCACTATAGCTGATATTAGCGAACAAACAGGCCAAGATGCATTTGATATTGGCGATATAATAACTGTATATGATGAAGTGGCAAATGTAAATATAAAAGAACGCATAGTACGTATCAAGCGCGTAGCTACACGGCCCCAAGATACTGAAGTAGAACTTGCTAACCCTGTGCCAGTATTGGAAAATGTACTAAGTGGAACAACAAGCACTGTAAGTGGTACTACTGGGTTTGGTATGTATTATTTTGAAAATGCCGATGCAATTGAAGTATCTGGCCCCACTAATATTGTTACCCTTTCAGTAGATAACCTTAGTTCAGCACAAGCTATTATAGGTGCACTTATAGTTGGCCAAGCTAGCACAGCGGCCACCGTAGAAATTTCCTTNACNGTAGGNAATACCAACACTATACCTACCATTAGGCAAGTTGTTTCNGCTGGNTGGAATACAATTGCCATACCNAAATTTGTNGTAATGAANAGTGGAAATGTAANTGTNAAATTTTCTATGAATATAAATAATGGTACATTTNCTATNCCAGCNAAAAATGCACAAGTATATATNTTTGCNCANGGCGCTGGTGGTGGGAGTTTTTTTATTGAATGGCCGCATGCTGAAGTGGAAGAATTGGCAAAAATTGGCGAAAATATTATTTCTGTCAGAACGGAATGTATTGCCGAAGCTATGCAGCCAATTGGTATAAATGTGCAGGATAATGTTACAATTAGTGGAAATACTATTAGCGTTGGCACTAATGCCAGCGTAACATTATCGTAAATGGAGGGATAAAGCATGAAAAGCGTGAAAAGCATTGTAAAGAATTACTTAACAGGTAAAGAATATGTTGAAATTAAGCGCAAGCCCAATTTACCCATAAAAGGTTATGCTAATGTATATTTGTATAATGCACGCACTGGTAAGCTAGAGCTAGAAGCACACACACCTAATATTATTTATCCTGAAGTATATGAATGGTTGCGTTCATACCAGTGGGATAAATTTTGTACTGGGGCATATAATAAAACCAATTCCTATGGTGGATATTGGGAAATGGATAACATATATTTATCTACCAGTTCCAGGCCAGAAGATGAAAGAGTTAATATATTAACCTTCAATACTACCTCAACAAGCGATGGAAACCCTGGCGTGCTAATTGGGTGGGCCAATAAAAGCACATATACTGGAAGTGATACACAACGCGGTACACCAAATACAGCAGAAAGTTACGCTAACAACTCACAAATACACTGGGTATTTGACTGGCCAACACATGCGGCCAATGGAACATTTCAAACGCTAATTTGGGGAAACAAATTTGCGCCATATTTTGATACTGTCATGAGTAAAAAAATTGGAATTAGTACTCCTAGTAGTGCTGGTTTTGATATAACTACAGATGGAACATATATATATGCGATAGATGGTTGGAGAACACTATATAAAATAATGCCAGATGGCACTGTATTAGGAAGCGTAAACACTGGAATTAGTGTACCTGATACCTATTCTTCTATTGGTATAACATATTTATCACCATATTTATATGCGCTACTTTGTAATGGGAAATTATATCAAATAACTACTGATGGCATAATAATAAGCACTAAAAATTTGGGAATTAGCACAAATAGCCAACATGGTTTTGGTTTAGCAACTGATGGAACCTATTTATACGCTATGTCAGTAGAAAATAAATTTTATAAAATTTCTACAGATGGAATAGTAATTGATACCTATACTACAAATTTAAATTTATCTAGCCCATATCAAGCTGGTTTTTCAATGCATTATATTGAACCATTCTTTTATACTTATGCCCCCAATTATTATAATTATAAGCTTTCTTCAACTGGAGAAATTCTAGCTTCAATTTCAAGCCCTGAAACTCCAGGAGGTGCTACTATTGGTATAACATATCTCAATGGATATTTATATGCACTGAAATATGATGGAACCTTATATAAATGGAAATTTGGTGACCACTACTTTGCCCGCACACTTCTTGCTGCGCCCGTAACTAAAACGGACCAGCAAACCATGAAGGTACAGTACAACTTTGTATATGAGGGGTAGCATATGCCTGGCGCAGATATAGCCCAATACGGAATAGCAATATTTGCAGTAGCCATATTGGGGTATGTATTTGTCAAGGTATTTGCGCAGCAACCACAAAATAAAGTTGAACTAACCAAAGTAATTGAAAATAATACAATAGCCATACAGGAACTTATGAAACTTATACGTGAAATGCAAATAGAAATAACAAAAGAACAAATGAAGCTTGATGAAATGCTTGATATTATGCGCCATACTAAAAGGAAGGGAAAAGATGAACAAATTTTCTAAGAAAGTAGTAATGCTTGTAATAGCGCTTAATGTGATATTTGCGGCCGCAGTACTAATAATTTTTTGGCATGTGCATATGGAACCAGCAACACTTATAACTGCATGGTTCGCATTTACTACTGGCGAACTATGGGCGCTTGCAGGCATTAAGCGGGAAGAAACCCGCCAAGGAGGTGATAAAAATGAATAAATACACNACNCCNAATAAGTGGGAAGGTAGAACATTTTATGGCAAATTATGGGTACCAGATGTTATTGTGTGCCATATTGCTGAAGGAACCTATTTAGGTACAATTGCCTGGGAGCAAAACCCAGCTTCACGTGTTTCTAGCCATTTTATTGTAGCAAAAGATG